CCAACACACTTTCGTTTATGCTAATTTTGTTAAATCTGGACAAGTTCTTTCTAATAAAATTGTTAAAGAAATAATTGGAGTAAAAGAACAAAAATATGTTTATGACTTAGTTAATGTCGATAAGTGGAGTCGTTATTATACAAACGATTTAGTTTCTCATAACTGTACATTCCTCGGTTCTGCTGGAACATTGATCTCAGCAGCGGCTCTAGGAAGTATGGCTTTCTCAAGACCAATAGATCTTAAGTTTGATGGTAAATTGGAAATTTATGAAGAACCAGTTCCAGGAAACTTTTATGTAATGGCAGTCGACTCGTCAAGAGGTCAGGCTTTAGACTATTCTGCATTTTTGGTAATTAATACCTCTAAAGAACCATTTACAATTGCTGCCAAATATAGAAACAATACCATCTCACCAATGCACTTTCCAGACGTACTGGTGCAAACAGCTAAACATTATAATGAGGCTTACCTATTAATTGAAAATAATGACGTTGGTGCTCAGGTTGCAGATTTAACGTTCTACGAATTAGAATACGACAACATGTTCCACGGCGAAGAAGCCAACGGAAGATATTATTTGACTCAAGGACGAGCCAAACAATTAGGTATTAAGACCACAAAAAGAAGTAAACGTCAAGGATGTAACTCGCTGAAAGAATTAATTGAGAATCAACGTTTATTGATTCAAGATTTTAATGTTATTGAAGAACTTTCTACCTTTGTAATGAAACGAGATCAAACTTATGCCGCTGAAGAAGGGTCAAATGACGACTTGGCGATGTGTTTGGTCATATTTGCTTGGCTGACTTCGCAACCTTATTTTAGAGATTTAACCAGTTTTGACATTCGTGAGAAATTATATCAAGAGAAAATGAAACAAATTGAGGAGGAAATGCCTCTTCCATTCTATAATGAAGTTGAAGAAGTAGAAAACCCTAAATATTACAGAAGCGTTGGTCTGATCTGGGAAACTGTCGAAGAAACCGACGGGGCAGCTCTGCAAGACTTCTATAAGAACTGGTATCAATAAGAACTGGTTTTTATAAATAAATGAAGATTATCGATCTCTGCCTATATCGTAGGAGAAAAACATGGCAATTCTAGTTTCACCAGGCGTCCAAATTAATGAAGTAGATTTAACTACTCAGACACCAGCAGTTTCAACATCAATCGGCGCAATTGCTGGCGTTTTCAATTGGGGTCCTGCAAACACACCAGTACAAATTTCAAGTGAAGTGAATTTGAACAACACATTTGGTAGCCCAGATGCAAACACTTCAAATTCATTCTTTACTGCTGTAAACTTCTTATCATATTCAAACAACTTACAAGTCGTTCGCGCTCAATTGTCTGGTGCTAATAATGCCATGTCAAATACTTCATACGGCGCAAACGTAAGTATGCCAAACGAAGGTTTCTACTTCAGCAATACAACATCTTTTGGTTACAGCCAAACTGGAAACCAAAACAACTCAACTATCGCAAGATATCCAGGAAACTTAGGTAATTCTTTACAAGTTATCTACTGGCCATCAGCAACTGCATGGGCAGCTAACGCTAACGCAACATTTAACGTTTCTGTTGGTGGTATCACAGGTGGTGGTTCAGGTACAACAACTTATAACGGTAACACCGTATCAACTGTTAACCTTGTTTCAACAATCTTAACAACACCAAACACAACACCAAACTCATATGTTGGTGGTGTTCTAACAATTGCAAGCGGTTATGGTGCAAACGGCGCAATCAACAGCGCAACAATCGTTGCTTACAACACAGTAACCAATCTTGTAACTCTAAACGCTCAATTGACAAATACTCCAAACTCAACAAGTAATGTAATCATTACTGGCGTTGCTGATCCATTGTATCAATTCGCAAAATTGTTCCCATATGCTCCAGGAACATCTCCATATGTTCAGAACAAAACAGGCAACCCAAACGTAAACGATGAAATCCATATTGCTGTTGTTGACTCAACTGGTTTAATTACTGGTTATGCTAACACTCCACTAGAAACATACACAAGCGTATCTGTTCTTTCAGATGCTATTGCTGTTGATGGTTCAACAAACTACTATAAAGAAGTTCTTTACAGAAAGTCAAAATGGATTTTATGGACTGGTCACCCAACAACTAACACAACTGGTTGGGGCGGTTTATCAACAACTCCAAGCTTGACAATCTTCAAAGACACTAAAGCACACAACAGACAATTAGGAAACGGTGCTGATGGTATTTCATATGCAAGCCCATCAACATTAGACAGTGCTCTAATTAATGCTTTAAACAACTTCAAAGATCCAGAAGCAGTTAACATTTCATTGTTAATGACTGCTGACTTTGATTCAACTGTTCAACAACAAGCAATTCAATTAGCAGCAGCAAGACAAGACTGTCTTGCATTCGTGTCGCCTCCTTTATCTGCAGCGCAAGATCCTTTGAGCCCATCTAATGCAATTACAACATATTTCAACTCAACTCTAAACACATTCAGCTCATATGCTGTTGCTGATACAGGTTGGAAATATCAATACGACAAATACAATGACCAATATCGTTGGATCCCATTAAACGGTGATATCGCAGGTCTATGCGCATACACTGATAATGTAAAAGCTCCATGGTGGTCACCTGCTGGATTCCAACGTGGTGTTCTAAACAACGTTATTCAGTTGGCATTTAATCCAAACCAAGCAGCTCGCGATCAACTATACAAGGCTGGCATTAATCCAGTTGTATCATTCCCAGGACAGGGAACTGTATTGTATGGCGACAAGACTATGCAAAATCGTCCAAGTGCATTTGATCGCATCAATGTACGTCGTCTATTCATTGTTCTTGAGAAAACAATTGGTCAAGCAGCTAAGAATAGCTTGTTTGAATTCAATGATGCATTTACTCAAGCTCAATTTGTTGCTCTAGTTGATCCATTCCTAAGAACTGTTCAAGCTCAGCGCGGCATTTATGCTTACAAGATTGTTTGCGACTCAACAAATAACACACCTGCTGTTATTGACGCAAATCAATTTAGAGGCGATATTTACATTCAGCCAGCAAGAAGCGCCAACTTCATTACTCTAAACTTCGTAGCAGTACGAACTGGAGTAAGCTTCAGTGAAGTCGTTGGCCAGTTCTAATAAATAGTTGAATCCAGGAGATACAAATGGCTTTTAATGTAGATCAATTTAGAAATAACTTAGTAGGCGATGGTGCACGTCCTAATCTGTTCCAGGTTTCGTTAGTGCTTCCAACATTCGTCAATAACAGTACTGCAGCTGGCCAAAAATTAACATTTATGTGTAATGCTTCCCAATTGCCTGAATCGACAATTGGGATAACTCCAGCATATTACTTCGGTCGTGAAGTTAAGATTGCTGGAAACCGCACTTATGCTGATTGGACGGTACAAATTATTAATGATGAAGACTTCCTAATCAGAAATGCAATGGAAGAATGGCATTCAAATATTAACGGTCCAGTTGGCAACGCAAGATCAAATGTGGCACTTAATGTTGACAGCGGTTATGGCGTTAATGCTACTGTAATTCAATATGGTAAAAGTGGTAATGTAATTAAACAATATCAATTCGTAGGCATGTGGCCAACCAATCTTAGCGCAATTGACTTGAACTGGCAATCAAACGACCAGCTTGAAGAATTTAATGTAACATTCGCATACCAGTACTATCTACCATCTGGTATTCCTACTCTTTAATTTTGAAGGAACATAATGTGGGGAGGCTCGCCCTCCCTATTTTGATTTTGATATTATGAGGAAAAATACATGGCAGGAATAAAATTATTTGGTTTTAGAATTGTCCGCGATGAAGACGGAGAAGAACTATTACCATCGCCAGTCACACCGCAACTCGAAGACGGTGCGATTAACGTTCAGACTGGCGCACACTACGGCATTTATGTCGACCTAGACGGTTCTTATAGAACTGAAATCGATTTAATCACCAAATATCGTACAATGGCAATGCAACCAGAAATGGAAACAGCCATTGAAGATATCGTCAATGAAGCAATCGTTCATGATAATCGTGGACATATTGTAAAAATAGATCTTGACGAATTAGACCAACCAGACAGTATTAAGAAAATGATTAGAGCCGAATTCAAAGAGGTTGTAAAACTTCTAGATTTCGGCTCATTCGCATCAGACATTTTCCGTCGTTGGTATGTTGATGGACGTTTATACTATCACGTTGTAATTGACCCAGAAAATACACGTGCTGGTATCAAACAATTAATTTACATCGACCCAAGACGTATTCGTAAAATCCGTAACATTACAAAGAAAAAAGAAAACGGTACAGAAGTTATTGATAGAATTGAAACATTCTATTTGTACAACGAGAAATTAACTAATAACAATGTACAGTCGCCACAATTACTGGGAAGCTATGCTGGAGGCGTTAAATTAAGCGAGGACTCGGTTGTCCACTTAACATCAGGACTATTTGATCCAGCAAAATCGACGGTGCTTTCATATCTACATAAAGCTATCCGTCCAATGAACCAGTTGCGCTTCGTTGAAGATGCAACGGTTATCTATCGTGTATCCCGTGCACCAGAACGTCGCGTATTCTACGTCGACGTAGGCAATATGCCAAGAAACAAACAAGAGCAATACCTAAAAGATATTATGACAAAATATCGTAATAAGCTCACGTATGATGCTGGCACAGGCGAAATCCGCGATGATCGTAAGCATATGTCCATGCTTGAGGACTTCTGGATGCCACGTCGTGGCGAAGGCAAGTCCACCGAAATTACAACTCTTCCAGCAGGTCAAAACCTTGGCCAGATGGATGACGTTCTTTACTTTGAAAAGAAACTCTACAGAGCATTAAACGTTCCTGTTTCAAGACTTGAATCTCAACAAGGATTTTCATTAGGTCGTTCTAATGAAATCACTCGTGACGAATTAAAGTTTGACAAGTTCGTTGATAAACTTCGCTCACGTTTCTCTACAATTTTTGACGAATTACTTGCTCGTCAATTAGCTCTTAAGGGCATTTGTACTTTAGACGAATGGAATACCTTTAAACAAGATATCCGTTATGACTTCATTAAGGACAATAATTTTACAGAACTTAAAGAAGCAGAGCTATTACAAAATCGTCTAAACATGCTTGCAACTGTTCAGCCATATATTGGCCAGTTCTATTCTCGTCGCTGGGTTCAAGAAAACGTTCTTCAGTTCGATGAGAACGACATTGAAAAAATGCAAGAAGAAATGAATCAAGAAGCTGCAGAAATGGAGCAACAACAAATGCAGCAGCAAGCTGCAGATGGCGCTCCGCAACAAGGAAACGGCGGTTCTGAAGATGGCTCTCAAGATGGCGATGATATAAATAAAAAAGTATCTGCATTATTCAAAGATACACAAGAAACAGGAACATAAAATGTCGAATTTAGTTGTTTTTGCCGAAGAAAAAAACGCAGCAGCTTTCAAAGATCTGTTCGAAAAAACAGTTGCTGAGAAGGTTATGGC